CCGTGTTCGAGTTCTGCCTCTTAATTCATCTTTCTGTTTTCCAGAGTTTCATCCTCACGACCGTGAGCGTCTTATTCGTTTTAAGCTCAAGTATCGTTTCTGGGGTACATCGCTTGAAGGAACACGTCAAGTATTTACTTACACAGAAATCCTAACCGATGATGTCATTGAGGAATATATAAATGATGAACTTATTGACTCTCGCCCTAATCCGCTTGGCGTTATCCCTGTTATTCATATTTCAAACGTTCGTGTTAGTGGCAGTCCTTGGGGTCTCAGCGATTGCAATGACATTATTAGTATTAACCGCACTTATAACGAGACTGCTACTGACGTTGCCGACATTGTTAATTACCATGCTGCACCGGTTACGGTCATCATTGGTGCAAAAGCTTCCCAACTCGAAAAGGGAGCCAACAAAGTATGGGGTGGATTACCAAAAGAGGCTCGAGTCGAAAATCTTGAGGGTGGCTCACAAGGACTAAAGGGCGCTATGGAGTTCATGGAGTTACTTAAGAAGTCTATGCACGAAATGGTTGGTGTTCCAGAAACAGCTCTTGGTCAAGCAATGCCTGTTTCTAATACCTCAGGTGTGGCGCTTTCTATTATGTTCCAACCCCTGATGAACCGCTACCATCAAAAAATTATTCAATACGCACACGGGCTAGAGCGTATCAACGAACTTATTCTTCTTAACCTTGCTGTTAAAGAACCAGAAATGTTTACTTGGAACCCTACATTTAACACTCCAATTAAACCGGGCCAGACTGCACAGTTAGATCCTAACGACCCACTCACATACCGCTCTTACGTAATTTTCCCTCAACCGCTACCATTAGACAAGTTGATTGCTTTAAACGAAGTTCAGTCAATGTTGTCTATGGGACTTGAATCCAAAGAAGGCGCTTTGCGTACACTTGGCGAAGAGTTCCCTGCTGAAAAGATGCAAGAAATTCGCCAAGAGCTCATTGATGATGCCAAGGCTGATGGTGCACTACAGATGCTAAAGAATGAAATTGCTGCAGAAATTACTAAGCTGACGGGCTTTATGCCTGGTCCTGATGGGGCCCCAGGTCAACCAGTAATGAACCCAGAGTCTGGCATGCCTATGGCCGGTCAACCTGGAGCAGCAAGCCCAGTTCTCGATGGGGCACAGGCAATGGTTATGCAAGGAGAACAAGAGATCAGAAACCGTCTGGTAACAGAGGCATACGGAACTAAACTTCCGATGCGTCGAGTACCAGAAGAATACGAAAAATAATCAGTTTAGGCAGTATTTTTCCCTAAATACTAGAAAAATTGATACTGCTTGAAAATGTTTGGTCATATGTGTTAAGAGCTTTGGCTCATTCGTAAAACGACCCCTAGGATGTAAAGGAATCAAAATGTCAGAAGGTTTAGAAACGGCTGTAGCAGAAGCATTTGCAACTGACTCAGCAACTGTCCCAGTAGTATCACTGTCTGGTGCTGACGCACCCACTGCTACTAACGCTGTATCAGATGATGTGAAGAGTAAGTTCTACACAGAAGAAGATTTAGCAAAAGTTCGTTCCCAAGAAAAAGAGAAACTCTATCCACAGATTGAAAATCTAAAGGAAGAACTAAACTCACTTAAGAAAGAACGAGAAGAAGAATCCACTCGTAAGGCCGCCGCGGCAGCAGCTACTGAAGCCGCCGAAGCAGCAAAAGCTAAAGAACAAGCAGAGTCCGAACTGGAAGTTCGTGAACTACTAAAAGTTAAAGAAGCAGAGTGGCAGGAGCAGTTGGAGCGTGAACGTCATGAACGTGAACGAGCCTTCGCTCTACTGGAGCAAGAACGTACGTTTACGGACCTTCAGAACTACCGCTCACAGCGGTTAGAACAAGAACGCGAAACAATCATGCCAGAGCTTGTCGATCTTCTAGCGGGTAATACTCGTGAAGAAATCGAAGCAAGCATTGAAGGATTGAAAGAGCGCTCAAACAGAATTCTCGAATCTGCGCAGCAGGCAATGCAAACCGCACGTCGAGATATGACGGGGACAAGGGCAACCTTGCCTCCAGCCGGACCACTGGAAAATAATTCGTCGCAACGTAACTTCACCGCAGCGGAAATCGCTGCAATGTCTGTTCAAGAATACGCACAATACCGAGATAAGCTTATGAGCCCAACGGCTCGTGGCGTATCACAGGGCATGCTCGGCTAGTAACCCATAATCCCAAATCCAACTAAGGAGCTATAGCTAATGGCATCTGGAATCACGGGTACCGGCAACCTCGCTGCGTCCCCAACCGCTTACAGCGGCACTAACACCCAACTAACTCAGGCAATTCAGCAGATCTGGTCAAAGGAAATCCTTTTTCAGGCTCTGCCAATTCTTCGCTTTGAGCAGTTTGCAGTAAAGAAGACAGAACTTGGTGTTGCACCAGGTCTTCAGATTAACTTCATGCGTTATAACAACCTCGGATACGCTTCAGCTCTTGTTGAAGGTGTTCGTATGCAGACTAACGCACTTACAGCGCAACAGTTCTCAATCACAGTAACAGAGCATGGTTATGCTCTTGCTGTATCTGAGCTTCTATTGAACGCTTCATTCGATGACGTAATGGCTTCAGCCTCACGTCTTCTTGGTCGTAACATGGCTATCTACCTAGATAACCTTTCACGCGACACACTTATGGCTGCATCTTCAACAATTTATGGTGAAGATCGCTCAGATCTAACAGCAGTTAACAACTGGTACGCAAACGGTGCAACAGGCACTACTCGCGCATCAATGACTGGTAACTACTTCTTGACACCACATACTGTCAAGGACGCTGTTGAGTCACTAGCCACAAAGAACATTCCTCGCCTTGGTGAGACATATGTTGCTTTCGTTCACCCACACCAGAGCCGTAAACTTCGTGACAACGCAGAGTTCATCGAAGTAACAAAGTACGCTGCTCCAGGTAACTTCATGCTAGGTGAAATTGGTCGTCTATACGACACAGTATTCATCGAAACAACACAGGTTGAAAAGGTTGTAGGCGGAGCTGGTTCAGGTTATTCAGCTGACACAGCAGTAACACCAACAATCACAGCTGGTGGTGGATACATCACTCCAGCAACAAAGACAGGTAACGGAAACAAGGATCGTTATGCAGCTATCTTCATCGGAGATAACGCATTCGGTCACGCAATCTCACTTCCTGTTGAACTTCGCGATGGCGGTATTCTTGACTTCGGTCGTGAGCACGCTCTTGCTTGGTACTCAATCTTCGGTCTTGGTCTAATCACTGACCAGTCTGTAATCATTGCAGAAACCAACTAAGTTCAAAAAGGCTTAAAAAAACTTAATAGCAGAGGGGAGGGGGGCTTAAAAACCCCCCTTCTACAAATTCACTTTTAAAACTTCGGAGGATACAAATGGCAGGAAAAGCACCAACAGACGTCACGGGTCGTAAGAGAGATGCTCTCGCAGCGGCTAACGCAGAAGCAATGCAAGAGCGAGCAAATGAAATGTCTCTAGCAACCGCAACTGCACAGATCAAATTAGAAACAGAAGTAATTGACGCAACAGTACCTGGTCGCGCAACAGTAGTTGTCGATAAGGTAACAACAGTAGGTAATCAAGATGGTGAAACCGTAGAAATTCGCGTGATTTCAGACATTGAGAACATGACACTCGGCTCAGGAAATAATTATTCCTTTAAGGCTGGTCAAAAGTATCAGGTTACCAAAATCGTTGCTCAGCACCTTAAAGAAAAAGGTTATCTAGCTGGCGTTATCTAATACTGATCTTTAACGTGGCGGCGGGTCTTCGGGCCCGCTGTTTCGTTTATAAGGACTTTTATTACTAGTGCGTGGGATTATTAATCCCTAGTGCGTTTATATTTAAGGAGCAAGAGTGGCCGTTCTTTCAGACCTTGTCTCTAGAGTTCGTATGGAATTGGGAGACCTTCCAAAGGAATTCTCCTATACAGCCACAGGAGACGGTGTTCGCAAAGACTTTGATATTAAAGTCCGTCCCGTCAATCCAGGCACCCTAGTCGTTAAGGTTAACGGCACCCCTATTGCTCAACCTACTGGCTACACCGTAGAAGAACAGCACGGCGTAATTCACTTTGTCACAGCCCCAGCCCTAAACTCTGCTGTTACGGTTTCTGGCACTAACTACCGCTACTTTATTGACGCTGATATTGAACAGTTTGTGTTGGTTGCTGTAGGACAGCACACGTACAACCGAACAGATAGCTACGGAAGCGCTGTAACAATTACTAAACTTCCTCTTGTTGAAGAGTATCCTCTTATTATTTTGTCGACTATCGAAGCCTTATGGACTCTAGCGACAGACGCATCATTTGATATTAATATTATGGCGCCAGACGGGGTAACAATCCCTCGTGACCAGCGCTACTCACAGTTGACCAACATGATTCAGCAACGCTGGGATCAATACAAGCAGCTATCATCAGCGCTTAACATTGGTCTTTGGAAGATTGAGATGGGCACGCTTCGCCGTGTTTCTCGCATTACCAACAAACTTGTTCCTGTCTTTATGCCTCAAGAGATTGATGACTCACGACGTCCGGAGCGTGTTTATATTAACAACGATCTAAATGGACGAACACCGGTTGCGGTCAACATCGGCACCTATGACATTATTCTTAATCAGGGCGACTCATGGTATGCAATCTTTGACTTCCCAGATAACACTAACTTTGCTGACTTGGTATTTAAAGCACAGATTAGAACATTCCCTAACTCGCCTTCTATCTGGGCATCGTTTGTTATTACCGTAGAGAACTCCACTACAAAGAAGTTGCGCCTATCCTTACCTAAGGATAAGAGCCGTTACATTCCTCGTCGTGCTTTTTGGGATCTTCAAGCAACATCCATTAGCGATCCAGAATTCCAGCAAACTTACATCCGCGGTCAAGTGTTCCTAAGTGAAGAAGTAACTCAGTAACATGGCCGATGAAATTATTGTTACACCTCAACAACCAGTAACTGTAAGCATACTTGGCGGTTCACAAGGTGTTCAAGGGCCAACAGGTCCTTCTGGAGCAGTAGGTGCTACAGGCCCAACGGGCGCTACAGGTGCCACAGGTCCTAGTGGTACGTCTGGAAGTTTGGGAGCCACAGGTCCTAGAGGCGCTACAGGTCCAACTGGTACAAGAGGCGAGGCTGGACCTATTGGACCTACTGGTGCAACTGGTGTACAAGGAAACTCTGTTACAGGTGCTACGGGCCCTACAGGTGCTGTTGGAGCCACTGGATCGATAGGAGCAACAGGTGCGCAAGGATCAACTGGACCTACGGGTCCTACAGGAAGCACAGGATTACAAGGAGTTACTGGACCAACTGGATCTCAAGGAAATGTGGGAGCAACTGGATCAACAGGTTCCACAGGATTAACTGGAGCAACTGGAGCAACTGGAGCAACTGGAGCAACTGGTGCTACTGGTCCTACGGGTGCTACAGGCGCCGCATCTACTGTTGTCGGCCCAACAGGTCCAACAGGTGCTGCATCTAATATTATTGGTCCAACTGGACCAATAGGTAAAGTTGGTGAAACTGGTCCTACGGGACCACAGGGAGTAACAGGTCCTACAGGAGCCGCTGGAGCAACGGGATCAGCGGGATTAACTGGCGCCACTGGTGCTACTGGTGCTACTGGTGCTACTGGAGCAACTGGTGCTGCAAGCACTGCTGTAGGTCCTACAGGTCCTACTGGATCAACTGGAGCTGCTGGTACTAGCGTAACAATTCTTGGTTCTTATGGAACTCAAGCCGCACTTGTTGCAGCAAAACCAACGGGCAGTCCCGGTGACGGTTACTTAGTCAATGGTGCTCTTTACGTTTGGTCAGCCTCAACATCTTCATGGGTTAACGTTGGAAATATTCAAGGACCAACTGGAACTACTGGTCAAACTGGGCCAACTGGTTCTCAAGGAGTTACTGGACCTACAGGTTCGCAAGGTGTAACGGGTCCAACAGGATCTACTGGATTAACAGGTCCTACAGGTGCAACTGGACCTACAGGTCCACAAGGAATTACTGGCAATACAGGTCCTACAGGTCCTACGGGTTCAACAGGAACTGGTTTTGTTTACTTAGGTAATTATATAAATGGAAATGGTTACATCAGCGGAGTTGCTGTTGTAACAGGTTCTGACGGTAATTTATATATTGCAAGAGCAAGCGGTGGATTAGGTAATCCCGTTGGTAACGCTGCTCAATGGGATCTTTATTTACCCAAAGGCGTTACTGGTGCAACAGGTGCAACAGGTAACACGGGACCTACAGGTCCAACTGGGGCTGTCGGTGCTACTGGATCAACGGGTCCAACTGGATCACTAGGTAAGTTTGCGTATTCCACAATGCCTACATCTGCTTTGCAAGGTGACGCCTGGTTTGACGCAGAAACTGGTAAAGCTTTCATCTATTATGACAACTATTGGATTGAAGTTGGAGCAGCACCAGCTGGACCAACTGGTCCACAAGGTACAGCCGGTACAGCCGGATCAACTGGACCAACTGGCCCGCAAGGTTTAATAGGTCCAACTGGACCAGCAGGATTGGGTACAGCCGGAAGCGCTGATTTAGCAACGACATGGTGGTTAGGATTCTAAATGGCAGCAATTGAACGTCTTGGTATAACTAAGTTGGCAACATCGGTAGCCTTTGGCTCTGGTGGAACTACTATTTTTACAGCCAATGACAATTACTTATTATCTGTAATAGCGGCAAACACTAAATCCACTGACGGAGTAGTATTTGTATACGTTATTCCATCGGGTGCTTCAGTATCTGGCTACGGGGTTATTGCATACTCTCTTCCTGTATCGGGCTTTAACAGCTACGAAACATTTAGATTTGGCGTTAACGCAACGGACGTAGTAAAAGTTGCAGGATCAGAAGGTATGGCTTTTTACATTCAAGGTATTGACCAAGTAGCTACGGTATAGGAGAAAAAATGCCAGGTTATGCAAATCCAACCGACCTTACGGGAGCAACCGTAATAGGTTATGACTCGAGAGATACTCTTCCCTTAGCTAGCGCTCTTGGCGGATTCCCAACTATTGAAGAAATTGGGGATAAAACATTCTACGGATGGAAATTAGATCCCGTCACTGGACGCCTTACTGTTACTAAGATTGACTCAGACGATAACTCAGTAGTTGACCTACCAAAAGAGAACATTTTAAGAGATAATGACTACAAAGTATGGGTTTGGACCACAAGCTTAATCAAGCTAAGTTGGAACGCTGACCATCTAAATATGGAGGTAAATTAATGGCACAGATTATTGACCTAGGCAAACTTCGGTTTGTTTTTAAGGGAACCTACTCTGGCTCAACAACCTACGAGCTAAACGATGTAGTTCGTTACGGTGGTAACCTCTATGTTTACAAGTACGTACTAGAGACAAGCGCAAACCTCCCAACCAACGCTACTTATTGGGACTTGATGATGGAAGGCATCTCTTTTAAGGGTACTTACAATAACTCCACTGCTTATAAAATTGGCGACCTTGTAACTGAAGGCGGTAAGGGCTTTATCTGTATCTTGGATTCAACAGCCAATCGTCCACCTAATGGAACCTATTGGACAACTATTGTAGACGGCCTCCAATACGAAGGTGAATACTCAGGCTCTACAACTTATCAAGTAAACGACGTAGTTAGCTACGGTGGTTCTGCGTACATTAATATTCTTAGATCAACTGGAAATGCCCCAACAGATACCACTTACTGGAATCTATTTGTTAACGGTGCTTACCCAGATCAAACTAGTAAAGCAACATTTATTTTAACAACAAACGGCACTGCCGTTGCTTGGACAGACACGCCAACTTTAACCACTCTTGCAACTCGTGCAGACATCACTGTTGGTGGCGACGTAATAGCTCAGGGAAGCGTTGAAGTAAGCGGCCGTGCAGTATCTATTACTAACAAGGTAATTTCTTCTAACACAGCAACCGTGACTACTTCTGCAAAACATTATTTTGACGTTGGTGACACTGTTCTTGTTGCTGGAGTTGGCGCTGGTTGGAACGGCAGTAACATTCTTACTGGCGTAACTGACACTACCTTTAGTTTCTTTACCTCTGCTGCAAACTCAGCATCTGCTGCTGTATCACCAGCTGGAACTGGAACAGTAGTAGGACACATTGTTAACGGCGGAAATCTTTCAGTAGCGGGTACAACTACCCTTACTGATCTTTTAAACGCTAACGGCGGAATCGCTGTCAACACAAACAAATTCACAGTAGACGCTACTACTGGAGATACTGTAGTAGATGGCGACTTCCATGTAGAGGGCACCCCTTACTTTGGAGCAAATGCTGTAACGATTGCAGAGACTAATGGCGCTAACGTAAAATCAACTTCGTTTAAGGCGCGTACTTCAAACGTAGCAACTATTACTACTACCGCACCACACAACTTCTACCCATTCCAAAATGTTATTGTTGCAATTGGCGATGCCACATTTGATGGTCCAGCAGAAGTTATTGCTACCCCTACAACCACTACCTTTACCTATGCTAACGTTGGTACAAACTTAGCTTCAACAGCAGCCTCTGGCTCTGGAAAGCAAGTAAGCGCCGCAACTGGATTTACTAACCTAATTGCATTTGCTGAGATTAACGCAGCAGATGACTTCGCTCAGTTCTCAATCCAAAATACAGCCGCTGGAACTAACTCTTCAGCCGACTTCCAAGCATACCCAGACAACGGTACAGACTTCTCTGGTTATATTGATATGGGTATCACATCTTCTACCTTTGCTGACCCAGAGTTTACAATCACCGGTCCAAACGATGGTTACATCTTTATGACTGCACCGGTAGGAACTACTGGTAAGGGAAACCTTGTTCTTGCAACAGGTGGCTACGGATCTCAAAATAAAATTGTTTTTGCAGCAGGTGGTCTTGATTCTAACTCTTCACAGATGGAGATCACTCCTAACCAAAACGTAAAAATTTCTATCCCTACACCTTCTACAAGCGCTACAACTGGTGCTTTCCAAGTAGTTGGTGGCGTAGGTATCTCTGGTGACTTGAACATTGCCGGTAACGTAAACATTGTCGGTACTATCGCATTTGGTGGTTCTGGAACAACAGTTACAACTAACAACCTATCTGTTGGTGAGCCAATGATTTTCTCTGGTGCTGGTAACCAAGCAGATATCCTTGACGAAGGTATGATCTTTGAATACGCCAAGACTGTATCTGCCATTACTAATACAGTAACTAATAAGGCTCTTACATCTAACGTAGCAACACTTACTACAGGAACTGCCCACACCTACCGTGCTGGTGACGTTGTAGTGGTTTCAAGCGTAGATGCAACTTTCAACGGTACCTACTCAATTATTGCGGTACCTACCTCAACAACATTTACCTATGCTAAGACAGCTACTAACGTAACTTCCGCAGCAGTATCACCAGTTGGTGGAACCTCTGTAGCGGCTCGTCGTGAGTTTGCAGGTATGGTTCGTGACGCAGTCGATGCTGGCGGAAATGGAATCTTTAAAGTATTTACTGGCGCAACAACTAAGCCAACTACATCAGTTAACTTTGCTGAAGCGGGTCTTACCTACGGAAACGTACAGGTTAACAACTCAATCGTTGGCGGAACCCTTGCAGTAACTGGCAACTCAACCTTTACAGGTGATGTAACTATTGCTGGTAACCTCAAGGTTCAAGAAATGTCCGAAGATGTTATCGACGTAGCGCTTTCTTCTAACGTTGCTGCACTTGACTACGCAACAGGTAATATCTTCTGGATTACCTCAACACCTTCTGCTGCTATGACTTGGAGCATTACAAACGCACCAACAGTTAACGGTCGTACATTTACAATCACTGGTTTTGTAACTCAAGGTGCTACTGGATACATCCCATCAACTCTAAACGTTAACGGCTCTGCTGTTACAATTAAGTGGTTTGGTGGAACATCTCCTACACCAACATCATCTTCAGGCAAGATTGATATATTTAACTTCACACTCATCTATCGTGGATCTGCTTTTACAGCTCTGGGTAACGCATCAGTTAACTTCTAAGGAGCACTAAATGCCTTTGTTTAGCAGCCAGCGCTCCGTAAACGGGGTGTTTAGCGCCCGTAAGAAGTCGGGCGGTGTTTTGCCCTACCTAACTCGCCAAGTTATTACTACGGGTTTTGTTGCCGGGGGCTACAAAGACTCTGTTGCATGGCAAAATGTTAACTCGTTTGACTTTGCTACAGAGACCACTACTGGTCGTGGAAACCTTTTAACTCACGCAGGCGGTTACATCGCAGGTGCTATGAACCGCACATATAGCTACACAATTGGATCCTCAGGAACTGGATCTTCTGGTATGGCCGCTTCTGGTGGAGTTAATAAATGGAACCATAAAACATACGCAATGGTGACTACTCAGACCGCTCCAGCTACTGGAATGAGCGATCCGGAAACAGCTGTTGAGTACGACTTGCTAGGCACCGGTAAATTTGCATGGGTGCAAACAAACTCTGCAAATATGAATAAACTTGACATGACTACCGACACCTGGACAACATCTATATCTACGGGTCTTTCAGCAGGTGGATCTGGAGTTGCCTCGTATTGGAACGAAACAGACGCTATTTTTTGGGCAGATACCACAGCCACAGCCGCTGCTGATGGGCAGCGTAAATTTAACTTTGCTACGGTTACTGAAACAAATCCAGGAATTTCTTTAAGTACTTTTGGTAATCAAAAAGGATTAGCTGGAAAAACAGGGTATGGTTGGGCTGGTAACGAAGGTTCTTACAACGGTGGCAATAATTTTCGTAGATATAACTACGTAACTAACTCCACATCCGTGCAAGGCGCAAAACCAGTCACTAACTCTGGAGAAGAAAACTACTTTACTGGTCAGGCTATAGGCGTGACGTTGGGTTCTTACACTGGAGCTGGACAAGTTTTAGACTCTGGCAAATATACCTACGCAACTGAGTCCGGAACACTGCTCCCCTCAGGGCAGTGGTACCGAGGAACACAGTCTGGTACAGGATCATCAGCTGGTTCAGCTATTGCAGGAGCATCCTCAGGGTGCGGAACTTGGAGTGACTAATGCCTCTATTTAGCAGCCAACGATCAGTTAACGGAGTTTTCTCTGCTCGTAAAAAGTCTGGTGGGCTTCTTCCATACCTAACACGTCAAGTTATTACTACTGGCTATGTAGCCGCAGGGTACAAAGACGGTGTGGCATGGCGTAACGTAAACGTTCTAAACCAATCTACAGACACAACTACAAACCTTGGCGACCTTCTTCAAGAAGCAGCTAACTACACCAAGGGCGCTCAGACTAAAAATACAGCATACGTCTTTGCTACTCAGGGCACTGGTAATCAGGGCGTTGGTGCGTTTACTAGTACCTCTTGCTTTAACATGCGTAACAACACCACCATGACTAAGAACAACAGCATGAACTCTGGCACAGCTATTGGAGACGCATCAACAATCCAATCTACTGGACCAACTGGTGAGTACCTCTATGCTTACGTTAACGGTAACAGCACAGGCGCCTTCAATCAAAAATTTAATATGACTACGGAAGCCTACGTTGGAACTATCTCCTCTTCTATGACCCAAGGAACCGCTGGGGCTCATTGGGGAGAGAACACAGGGTTCTGGTGGACGGATGACAACACTGGTAGAAAATTTACTTTTGCTACAGAGACTGAGGCTACACCGGGTGCGGCTCCAGGTTTTCACGGTCAACAAAAGGGAATGGTCGCCAAAACTGGATTTGGATATGGCGGTAATGAAGGAAACTACGGCTCTGGTCGTTATTTCCGTAAATGGAACTACACTACTGAAGTAACTGTTTCTACCCCTCAAAAGGGAGTGTGGTGGTGTGGAGAAGAAAACTTTATTGCGGGTCAAACTAATGGCTACATGCTTGGAGCATACACAGATACTGCTGGTGGCAACGCATCAGCAAGTGGTCAGACAAATGACTCTGCTAAGTTTACTTACGCAACAGACTCTGGAATAAGAGGAAGCTTTGACCCAACAGGAACACAATCGGGAACAGGCTCCTCGGCTGGTTCAGCAATCGGAGGTCGCTCATCGGGAGTAGGCTTCTGGCGCGACTAATGATAGGATCACTACATGGAAAACAAAACAAGCTACGAAATGACCTCAGCAAAAGAGCGGTACGACCAACTTCTTAAAGAGATGTCCAGCACTACGGACGGACTTGATGATCGCTCAAAGGAAATCTTAGATTTAGCCCTACACACCGATCACAACACCCCGTACTTTAAGATTAAGCACTTTGTTGGGGATGCTCAAATCACTCCGTACGCAAAGTACCGTCAATTTCTCCTTGAAATCCGTTCTCGTGAAGAGATCATTGAAAACTTGCTTATGAACATTGCTAAGCAAGAGGCTCAAATTGAAGTTACAAGAGAAGAGCTAGCCGAGGCTGAAACCCCCGCACGTGCAAAGCTTAAAGAGTTTGATTTAGTAACAAACCGTAATGATTTGATCAAGATCCACCGCAGACTGTCTTCAGCCTACGCTGAGCGTGAGAACTTCTTACGGGCTATGCGAGAGATGTACGATAGCGGTGAGGCCTTCCTTCCAGACGGAACTGACCTTAAAGACGTTATGAATAACCCAGAGTTGACTGAAGCACACGAGCGTGACCTATGGCGCAACCGTCTAGGAAAGCAAGCTGCTTTAGATATTCTTACCACTGGAAAAATTGGTACGGGCAACATGGACGCCATCACAATGATGGGTGAAGATGATGTTGTATACGCTTTAAACGTAGCTATGGATTGGTCTTTGCGAGTTAATACCGCACTAGAGACTCTTCAAGCCAACGCAGTTAAAGAGCTAAGTGATGGTAGGGATTTTGATTTGAAGTTAAACAGCCCCGCCGTAACACCAAAAGAACTACAGTAATGTACGCGGCAGTACACATTGATGACGTAGCTCATTTGCAAGCTAATCCAAAAGTTTGGGATGAACTACAAGTGTGCGGTTCATTTATGTTTTGGGTAATTATGCCTATAGATAAAGTTCCTTTATCTTTGCCTTATATTGAACTTACTGAATACGAGGCAATGGGGTGGAAGTTTAAAGGCGTTAACCGCGGGTACATAACGGTCTACGAAGAATCAAACATGTTTGATCAAGTGCCTTTTGAAAAATGGGTGAAGCACCCTAAGAAACACAAGGTTACTGGCGAGCCTATATTGAAACCTATGAGATATAAGTATACGATGACCCTAGAAGACATAGAGCAAGGAATTGCTTTCGGACAAAAGATGGAGCCACATGTTCAGCGTGCCCTTAAATCCCAAGCTCGACGTGAAAAGCTTAGACGAATTCGTCGCTTTTTTAAGCGAATGTAAAGAAGTAATTTACGACTTTTACTTTACTTGCCGTATTGCTCCGTTTACTCAGGACGCTATGGGCGATGTCTTTGTTGAAGGTGAAGAAGATCACGACTACCTAAATAACCTTGCCCTTGAGATTCAAGAGTTTACGGGCATTACTGCGTCTGCTGTATTTAACAATATCTACGTAAGGCCTTCTCAGGATAACCTTGACTTATTCATTAAAAACTTCAAGCCCCTATATGACGCCGGAATCCGTTCTGCAACTATCCCACACACTCATTGGGTCGCTACGGGGCAGATTCAAGCTGCATTCCCAGAGCTGTTTATTAAGAACACCATCCTTAGAAATGTAAGCGAGCCTCGTGACATTGAGAAACTATCTAAGGCGGGGTTTAACTATATAAACCTAGACCGAGACCTTATGCGAGATCACGAGAAGCTATTAAGGTTTAAGAAAGCTAAGGAAAAGTACGGAGTAAAGCTGTCACTGCTTGCTAACGAAGGTTGCATGGGCGGCTGCATTATGATGGACGAGCACTACCACTTTAATAACGAACGTGGTAACGGACCTCAGTACTTTACAGACCCCATCAGTCGAGTCTCCTGCATGAAGTGGGACTACGAAGATCAAGCTGTGCCCCTTAAGACCGCCAACTTTCCTCCCTGGAAGGAAGATTGGGATCAGTTCCTAAACGAACTAGGTATTGACGTAATCAAGATGCACGGCCGTGAGTCTACTAGCCGTCTTCGTGAGACTATGCAGATTATCCGCAACTACGTCAACAATAAAGAGATACTCTTCCAGCACTTCAAGGACTTTATTGAAGAAACTAATATGGCTGATAAGCCTATTGATATTTGGCGTAAAAAGATTAAGACCTGCAAATTTGACTGCTGGGATTGTGGATATTGCGACAAGATCATGGCAGCTAAGTACGGGGACAAGCGTCAGCCACGAACAATGGTTGTAACTAGGGAGCTTGTAGACTCTGTTAATAGAGAGTTAGACATTGATATCCCTGGGCTTACTAGCTCTAGGATCCAAAAACTGCTCAACGGTTTAGCCTCGCAATCTAAGGTTTACTTAGAAATTGGCGCTTATTTAGGGGCTACAACTGCCGCTGCGTTGGCAAACAACAAGTTAGAGGCTTACGTAGTTGATCTATGGGAACAAGACCTTCAACCTGTGCGGGATGACTTGACCCTGCCACCTAATAGTCAAGCCGAGTTTGAAAAGAACATTGCCCCTTATATTGGGGATAACAACGTACACATCATTAATGAGGATATGTACGAAGTAGATACTTCGGAAATTTCTGAAGTAGACTTATTTTTCTATGATGGGCCTCACGAGTACGAGCATATATACAAGACCGTGATCCGTTATAGGAACTGCTTTGCTAAGCAGGCAATCCTGGTGTTCGATGACGCGAATTGGACAGACACGGTGATGGCTGCAGATCAAGCAGTAAAAGATGGGGGACTTACCCCTATCTATTCCAAAAAGATACTAAACAGTATCGAATCACAAAAGGACTGGTGGAATGGAATTTACATCATCGTTATTGCTTCATAATCAGCAATATTTACTACTACTAGCCGTAGTTATGGCTATCTCGTTCTCGGCAAAGAAGAGTCAAATCTTCTTGCCTTTCTATAGCTGGATTGCTCAGACCGTTAAATCTAAGCGTGCTGTTGTAGCAATCATTTCGTTTGTGTCGGGTATCCTACCGATTTCAGGTCGCGTCGCTGTATCTGCAGGAGCACTAGACACAATCGCCCCAACCGATACCAAGAAGCGTAAGAACTTTGGAATTATCGACTATCTTTCTACGCATCACTTTTACTTCTGGTCTCCTTTAGAGGCTACAGTAATTACCCCTATGGCTGTTCTAGGACTTAGTTATTGGGGCTTCATTGGAAAGATTTGGCCTCTTATCCTTACCTCCGCGGTAGTTATTTTGTTCTACATCTTTAAGGTGTTGAAGGAAAATGACATTGAAATTGTTATTCCTGAAAAAACAACAAAGAAAAAAGACAAAGAAGAGTGGCAAAAGAACGCGGATGCTAAAGCAGACCGACGTCAAATTACTGAGTACGCAAAGGTGCTTGTATTTACTGCACTGGTTATTGTTGCCGGTAACGTAGTTAAGGCAAACTTTGAGACCATTAACGAATGGGTCAAGTCAGCACACGATCACAACTTAATTATCCTTGTGGCTTTGGTAGGGTTCCTAGCAAGCCTTTCCTTGGGTAGCAGTGGTAAATTTGCTGGTTTTGTTGGCATCTCTACTAGTGTGTTTGGCGTTGGAACTCTCCCGCTGTTCTTTGCGTTTGATTACGCGGGATACATGCTTTCTCCTACGCACAAGTGTCTTGTGGTAGGTAAGAGTTACTTTAAGACTCCCTTAAAGGACTACTACAAGGCGATTGCCTCATTAGTGGTGCCACTCATCCTCGTGGGTTCAGCCCTGTACTTTATGGGGCTAGACTTGTAAAATGAAAAAAATTCAATTTATGGCAATGTCTCAACAAGTTGAAGACATGTACCCGCACCCTAGACCAGCAAAAGCTTACGTACCAGATTGGTACAAAAGTGCTAAACGTTTTAGAACTGGAAAGATGGAAGTCTTGCCAGAAGGCGCGGGTATTAACAAAGACTTAAAACTTTGTGTGCCATTTTTGGATGGATTAACAGCAGGGTACGCATTGGAACTCCCCGCTGACCTTCTCGTTCAACGTGACGAACGTGGGGTCGGGTTTTTCTGGAATGAGGAACCTGGCCCCATCGAAGTCCGACCTAAAAATATGGCAGTAACTTTGCCAAGACCGCATGGTCACGATCAAGATTTATATGCTTGGACATTTCACTGGGCTTCGATTACCCCACCCGGCTATAGCCTTCTTGTGGTTCATCCGTTAAACAGATTTGAACTTCCATTTACTACGACCGCTGGGATTATGGACTCCGATAACTTTTCCCTTGGCGGACAAATACCTTTCTTTTTACAAAAAGACTTCACTGGAGTTATCCCAGCCGGAACTCCTATAGCTCAACTTATTCCTATAAAGCGGGACAACTGGCGGTCAGAGGTTATCCCTCATAACCAAGGCTTTGTCCAAAAACAACTCTTTAACGTCTCTCGATACCTTTACGGTGGTTACAAAAAACACCTTTGGGTTAAGAAGTCATACGAATAGCACTGCGCTAAACTGTGGGGTATGCCTATTGATTTTCCAAACTCTCCGACGCTGAACCAAGAGTTTACAGCGGGGCTTACCACTTGGAAGTGGGATGGAGCTAAATGGGTAATCAAAGAATCGCTTGGACCTGTGGGCCCAACCGGACCAACTGGTCCAGCGGGGGCTACTGGTGCAACTGGAGCGGGAGTACAAGGTGCTACAGGACCTACGGGACCTACTGGGCCTATATTTCAAAACGTAGATTGCGGAACACCCGTTTCGATTTACGGTGGAGTTATCCCAATTGATGCTGGAGGGGTAACCGAATAATGCACGATCATGAAAACATGATATTAACTATTGGCGGTGGCATCAGCGAGATGACCGTCATGTGGATTCTTATGGGATTGATGTCCGCACACCACGCATGGATGTGGTGGAAGATGAGAAAGAAAGAGAAGTGTGACTGCTAATGGCTGTTAAAATTCAATTTAGACGAGGCACTGCCGCAGAGTGGGTTGCTGCAAATCCTATTCTTTCTCAAGGCGAAGCCGGTTACGAATACGACACTGGTAAGTTCAAAGTCGGTAACGGAACTTCAGCATGGAACTCTCTTCAATACTCTTCTGGAACAACTGGTCCTACAGGACCGTTGGGCCCAACAGGACCACAAGGTGTAACGGGTCCAACAGGATCTACAGGACCCACAGGACCAACTGGTCCGCAAGGCGTTACTGGACCTACAGGACCAACTGGACCAATAGGTGGAATTAATTTTGCTGTAACTAACAGTGGTATGACGTACTTGGTAGATGGTGTTTCAGCACCAACACTTCAACTTGTTCGTGGAGCACGTTACGTATTTAACGTAAACGCTACTGGTCACCCATTTTGGATTCAAACAACTGGTAACGGTTATGCTTCTGGCAACGTGTACTCATCTGGAGTAACTGGTGCTGGAGTTGCTGTTGGTCAAGTTGTATTTGAAGTTCCTTTAAACGCACCTAATACTCTTTATTATCAGTGCCAGTTCCACACAATGATGTACGGTCAAATCGACATCATTGGATTTGGAGCTACAGGACCTACAGGTCCCCAAGGAGTAACAGGTCCTACTGGTCCTCAGGGAATTACTGGTCCTACAGGTCCACAAGGAAACCTTGGGCCAACTGGTCCGCAAGGTGTCCCAATTACGTTAAAAGGTTCTAAAGCAACTGTTGGAGCGCTACCTGCTACAGGAAACATCCTTAACGATGCTTGGATTGTTGATGCTGATGGAGACATCTATGTTTGGAACGGCACTATTTGGTATAGCGCTGGACAAATTGTTGGACCAATCGGTCCTACAGGTGCAACTGGACCTACGGGTCCTACAGGCCCAACAGGTCCTACGGGACCAACGGGTCCTTCAGGAGTTATATCTGTAACGGGACCCGTTACAAATACTGGAACATCAACTGCAGCAGTTCTTAATATTAACCAAGCATCTTTATCTATTGCTAACACACAGGTAACTGGGCTTGGCACATCTTCAGTTAAAGATGTACCAGCAACGGGTGACGCAACTACTTCACAAGTGGTTTACGGAACAGACACACGCCTTACTAACACAAGAACACCTACTGACTTAACTGTTACAACAGGGAAAATTGTTGATGCTAATGTTACTAACGCAAAGTTAGCAAACAGCAGTATCACTATTGGAACTGACGTTGTGGCACTCGGTGGATCTATTACAACCCCAACTTTTACTGGTCTAAACATAAACACTAGCGTTGTATTTGAAGGCTCTACCGCTGATGCTTTTGAGACTACTCTTTCAGTAACGGATCCAACGGCTGACAGAACAATTACGCTTCCAAATGCTAACGGTACTGTGGCTCTTGCGGAACAAGTTCTTGCTCGTTTTGACTTACAGTCAACTTACGTTGACGTATCCCCTCGCTGGGATAACCGTTCGGCAACATTTGAAAGTGGAACTATCTACTGGACATTCTTTACGCCTATGTTTACAACAACAGTAACCAACGTAACGGTGGCATCTGCTGGTACAGCAACTACTGGAGCAACTCTTGTAAAAATGGGTATCTACTCATTTAACGAAACAACGGCAACCAGACTTGCTAACACCGCGAATGACGCTACAATCTTTTCAACTCGTAACACTGTTTACACACGAAGTCTTGGAAATTCAGTCACCTTAACTGCGGGTACTCGTTATGGTTTTGCGGTACTTGTATTGGCTACCACTCCGGGAACTGGTTTCCTAGCGTTCGGTTATCCTGCGACACCACTCAATGTACTTAGCCCAATTATGCGTGGCTACCTAGACGGTCAATCAGATCTTCTGGCTACAGCCACTCCTCTAACTAACACATCTAACGGATACTGGGGTCGCCTAGCATGACAGCTATTAACGTAATTAAGACAAGCCTTGGGGTAGAACCCTCTGGTTTTGAAAAGTTTGAAGTGAAGGATGCGGATACTGGGGAAGTAATTGGGTACGACTTAGTCGCTCCCGCAGAACCTGAGTAGACTGTGCGCTATGAAGATAGCCGTATATACGATTGCCTTAAACGAAGAACAGTTTGTTGAACGCTGGTACGAGTCGGCTAAAGAAGCTGACTACCTACTTATTGCTGACACTGGTTCTACTGATGGGACTATTGCCCTTGCTAAAAGTCTTGGGATAAATATAGTTGAAGTTTCAATTAAACCGTGGAGATTTGATGATGCTCGTAATGCTAGCCTCGCTTGCCTCCCTAGGGATATTGATTATTGTATTGCTTTGGATCTCGACGAAGTTTTAATATCCGGTTGGCGTGCAAAGTTAGAAGCCATACCAACACAAACAACTAGACCGCGATATAAATACACGTGGAGCTGGACTGATGATGGAAACCCTGGGCTTCAATACAGCGGAGATAAAATTCATTCTCGCCACGGGTACCGTTGGAAACACCCAGTACACGAAGTAATGGTTACGGATCGAATTATTCAAGTAGAAGAGTGGACTGAACTTGAGATTCACCACCACCCAGACAACTCAAAGCCTAGGTCTCAATACATGCCTTTACTGGCCCAGTCGGTACAAGAAGACCCACACGATGACCGCAACGCTTTCTACTACGCCAGAGAGTTGTATTTCTACGGTGAGTATCAAAAGTCTACAGAGGAGTTTAAGCGGCACTTAAACCTCCCTACGGCTATCTGGAAACCTGAACGAGCGGCGTCTATGAGGTACCTAGCTAAGATGGATGATGACCTACAAGTGAAAGAAGAGTGGCTTAGGAAAGCAGTTAGTGAAGCGCCCAACCGTCGTGAGGCTTATGTAGATCTTGCTGCTCTTTATTATTCAACTCAATCTTGGCTTGCTTGCCTAGACTCCGCTAAAAACGCCTTAGGTATAGTTGAGAAACCCTTAGAGTATCTCTGTGAGGAATATGCTTGGGGCTACGCCCCGTACGATTACGCAGCCCTTGCCGCATATAACTTAGGGGAAACCTCTGAGGCGTTGGAATACGGCATGAAAGCAGTAGAGCTCAACCCGACAGAAGAACGATTACAGCGTAACCTTATGTTCTATAAAGCTTAAAGGGGAGTGATGAGAGCCTATACACCGGGTGGTCGTTTTACCACTGAATTTGAGCTTAACGCTATTGGCGATGGAATTACCTCAGATCTTACAAATCCAATCGGAACTTTTGCGGATTGGTGGTCTTTTAATAAAGCAGCCTCAACTATAGATCCTGTCTACGACGTAGACTCTACGGTCGGTGGTCGTGTCTGGACTGGGCCCAAGCAAATTCACGTACTCAGCGCTAACTGGATGCAGGGAAATGTTCAGTCTAACGAGCGAGGTTTCTACAATGCCGACATGCTCACCTTCACTGTCAATATTGATGATTTAATTGAAGTTAGCCCAGAGTTATTTGAGTCTCGCGGAGACTATAAAGCAAAAATTTCAGAAGCCAACCGATACCGAGCGGTCTGGAAAGAGCAGGTTTATCGCCCGTACCACGTACAGCCAGATGGCTACTTGGACGACCGTGGTACTCTGGTTACAATTCGAATGATTCAAGTCATGCACGACGAACTTATAAACGACGCACAATTCCAACAATACGCGAATGGAACTATCTAATGACAATTCAAGAAGTAAAGATTAGTTCAGAGAAACAAGAAGAAGGCTGCAAATGCGGCAACTGTAACTGCGGAAAAAGGGACGAATAATGGCTAAGGCGTTTGAGAAAGGCAAGTACACAGAGTCTAAAGACAAGAAGAAGGACTCTAAGATGCTTAAGAAAGCTGGTTTTGACAAGGACGAAAAAGCTAAGTTTGAGAAGGCCGACAAAGCCCACGGAGCCAAGAAAAAGCCTAAGACCATGGCGGAAGATAAGAAGATTGATTCCAAGATTATAAAGAAAATTAAGAAGTCCGATAAGGACTGATGACTTAGCCCCCGCAAGGGGGCTTTTTCATTTACCATTGGTTTTAACTCCCATGCGGGGGTTTCTTTACCTTTTGCGTACGTATACCTGCGACTCCGATTGGAGACTGACATGTCAGATAAACCTTCATGGTTAGACGGCCCTACTGAGGTCGACTTCTATCGTGGCATAACAGGCAATGCTCCTGGCGCAAAAGAATCAGCAATATCTTTAGCGGCTGTAGGACTTGGGTATATGTACGGTCTTAAAAAGGCAAAGAAAAAGAAGAAGAAGAAGTGACCGGTAATTTCCAAGACCGCGCTCCTATTGTTGCTGGCCATATAGCCAGAGATCTTGATGATGAACTCCAACAGGCTGCTAAAAATGCTAGTTGGGATGCAACAGTATCTGTAGACGCTAAGCGTGGAACAATAACGCTTTCCTACCTTGAAGCTGATGAAACAAATATTTTTAACTCAGAGTACGGGCACGAAGGTGTAAGCCCTAACTCTGTAATCCGTCCTTTTATGGTCAAGGCTGAGCCAGCTATTAAAAACGCTATAGGCGAAGAAGCTCTTGATTATCTTTTCTCACAAGGGATACTCCCATGAGCCTAGAAGACGCATTCTTATTTGCTGAAGATAAAGCCCTAAAAGAGCATCTTCAAGGCATCACTGTTTCGGATTTAAAACAAAGCACCCGACAGGTTAAAGTGTGGTTTGGCTATCCAGACGTAGAACTTCGAGCACAAGAGTACCCATACTTAGTTATTGATTTGTACGATATTCAACCTGCTAGCGATCGCCAAAGCAGCGGAATTTGGATGGACAACACTAACAGAGGGACGCAAGCAGTTGCTGCTGAAAGCACTTATTCATACTATGCCCCAGTTGTGTACGATTTGTACTACCAAGTGAGCTCATACTCACGACACCCACGACACGATCGTGGAATTATGCTTTCAATGTTAAATAACAAAATCCCCGGAAAATACGGGCATCTTATGGTGCCACAGGGTAACGGGGTAGGTACGGTAGCAAGACATATGTTTCTTGAGGGGTTCGTAAAACGCGACTCCATCGAGGATGGAAGACGTCTCTTTAGAAACGTCTTTAGTATCAGAGTGGTTAGCGAAATGACACCGTTGGTGCCAGATGTAGCAACTCCACAAGTTGAAACAGTAAATCTCGAAACAGAACCAACGAACATCCCTTCGGGCTTAAGATCGGTCTAACACATGGTCAAACTAGAAACTCTCAAAGGAGATAAATAATGCCTGCATACCTTCGTCCCGGTGTGTTCGTTGAGGAATCCCTCAACTTATCCGCACCAGTACAAAGCACCACATCGCAGTCAATTGCTGCCTTTATTGGCTATACGGATCGTGGTCCTATCACTCCAACTCTGGTCACATCCTGGAGCCAATATGTCAGCCTTTACGGTGGGTGGACAACAAACACAAAAATGCACACAGCGCTTTTGTTGTTTTTTTCAAATGGCGGAAGCCAAGCTTATATTAAACGTGTACCCGGTAGTGGATCTGACATCTCTACTCGTACACTTAAAGATCGAGCGGGAACACCTTTAAACACGCTTACAATTAATTCAGCAAACGTAGGTTCTTGGGGCAGTCTTGTAAACATTTCTGTCGCAGCATCTGCAACTGCTGGTTCATTTGATCTTACAGTTTATTACAACGGTATTGCCGACACTAATATTGTTGAGCGTTACACCGACCTTACAATGACTGTGACAGACGATCGTTACGCTGTAACTTTAGTTAACTCACAGTCTAAGTATATTAAACTAATTGATGAGAATTCTGCAACAACAGGAGCTCTTCGTATTCCAGTAATAACTACAAATGCTTATCTAATCAGCGGTACAGATGGAACTCTTCCAGCAGATTCAGCTGTTGCTGGAGCCGTATCATCTTTTGATACTGTAATTAATTCACTAGTTCTAAATGCACCAGGAATTAATGAAGCAACTTCTGTAAACCTTCTTACAGCTTATGCGGCAGCTCGTGGCGACGTATTTGTTGTTATTGATCCAATAGCTGGAACTGCGGCAAATCAAATTACTCGTGCTAACTCTTATACAGCAACTTCATACGGTGCTGTATACTTCCCAGAAATCGTAATTAAAGACCCAACAACTAACACACAAGGAGTAACAAAATCTGTTAGCCCTGGTGGAGCGGTAGTTGGTCTTTACCTAAGCACAGATGCATCACGCGGTGTGTTTAAAGCTCCAGCGGGTCTTCAGACCCGTGTCGGAGGCGCTATTTCTGTTGCACCTTTAACTAACTCTGAACTTGATTTGCTAAACAGCAACAGTGCTGCTGTAAATGCAATTAAGTTTGTTCCGGGTTCTGGAATCGTAGTTATGGGTTCACGCACACTTCAGGGAACATACGTAGATCGTTATGTACCTGTACGTCGTACACTTATTTACTTACGTAAATCAATGTCAGACCTTAGCCAGTTTGCAATCTTTGAGCCAAACGATGAAGTATTGTGGCGCTCAATCACGGCATCACTGGAAGGTTTCTTAAATAACTTCTGGCGTCAAGGCGGTCTTCGCGGAGCGGTTCCAAGTCAAGCTTTCTATGTAAAGTGTGACGCTGAAACTAATCCACAGTCTGCAATTGACGGTGGTCAAGTAAACATCGAAGTTGGTGTTGCTCTACAGCGCCCAGCCGAGTTCGTAATCATCAAAATCGGACAGTTTGACGGTGGCACCACCGTTACTGTGGCGTAAAGGAGACATATAAAAATGGCAACCGATAGCGTAATCAATCGCTTTTCTAGCGTAGCGACCGATCCACTTCGTTCGTTCCGCTTTCACGTTGAATTCCTTGCGCCTCAGCAAGGAAGCAAGGTGAGCAGCTCAATCACTGGATTCAAGGGCGGATTTACACAAATCTCTGGTCTTGGAATCAACACACAGTCAATCGCGTACCGTGAAGGTGGCTACAACACCACAATTCACCAAGTACCTGGAATGACAACATTTAACCCAATCACGCTTAACCGTGGAGTTATCGTTGGAAACGATCAGGGTATGAAATGGATGCGACACCTATTCGCAGCAGCAGCAGGAGATGGTATTGCCTTAGGCGATAACGATTTCCGTTGCGACCTTAAGATCTACGTAATGGATCACCCAGCAGCAAGCAACGCAACCGCTACAACTACTGGTGAAGGTGGATCAAACGTTCCAAAGATGGGATTCCACGTGCACAACGCATGGATTTCAACTTTGAACTACTCTGACATGGATGCAGGTGGAAACAACCTCATGGTAGAGACCATCGGTCTTGTACATGAAGGACTTTCAGTATTCTTTACTGGTGCTGATTACACTCGTACCGCTTAATTTAAACTAATAAGGAGAACAAATCGTGACCGAGTCAACAAGCTCAAATCCACAACTTATAGCAAAAGCCGCAGCTCAATTTGAAGAAACGCCTAAAGTAGCAGTTGTTACTAAGGCGCCTTCTGACACTGAGGTCGCCCTTCCCGGAGGATTTATGAACCGGGAGGGTGCCTTAGTTAAGTACGCGGAAGTCCGTGAACTTAATGGCGCAGATGAAGAAGCAATTGCTCGATCTGGTAATACAGGTCGTGCGTTGAACACCATGCTTCAGCGTGGTTTGGTAAGCCTAGGTATGGAGTCAGCGTCTAAAGAAGATTTAGACACCCTTCTATCTGGAGATCGTGATGCAATCCTAATTGGAGTACGCATTGCAACATTTGGAAATGAAATTGAATTCAACGGAGCATGTCCTACCTGTGCTGCTGAGCAAGCTCTGGTTTTAGACCTAACTAAAGATATTCCAATTAAGGAACTTACTGATCCAATGGAAGATCGAATGTGGGATTATGAATCAAAGCTGGGAATTGTAAAAGTTGGTCTTCCTACAGGAAGCGTTCAGCGCAGACTGCTTGAGAATTCCGAAAAAAGTGCGGCAGAATTGAATACAATTCTATTGGCTGGGTGTGTAGCATCTATCAATGGAAGTCCTTCAATTGGCGCTACTGATGTTTTAAGACTTAGTTGGAAAGATCGTGAAGTACTCGTACAGCAAATTCTAGACCGTAACCCAGGCCCACGCCTTGGGGAGGTGAAGAAGGTATGCGAGGCATGTGGTGAGGATATTCCGATGCCACTGACCTTGGCTGCATTGTTTCGAGTATAAAGACGAAGACTACGTAAATTTACTGGACCAATTTGAACTACTAACTCGGCACTTTACTGGATGGACTTTGACGGATATCCGATCACTGTCCTTTAGAGAACGCAAAAATTGGATTGACCGATCCAGACGTAGGGGTTAATAATGGCGGGTAAAAACACTAGCTCAGCAATGGGTGTTGGCGGAGGCGGTATCTTCAGTCGTAAGACTGAACTTGTCGCCGATTTAACGACCGCTTTTAAAACCCTTAATGCTGAACTTGAAAAAACTAAACGCCTATCTGAAGAAATATCTAAGAACCTTAAAAATGCAAGACCAGGTTCTGGCGGAGGAAGCAATCTTCTAGGCTCTAGCTTTGGTCCGTCTACTGGAACTCAAGACACCGACACCTCTGGCGGTAATGGTGGAACTGGTGGCGGGGGTGGACCAAGTGTTGCTTCCCGTGTTATGGGATTCCTTGGTCGTAACGCTTTAAAGCTTGGCGCTATTGGCTTACAAGGTGTTCCTACAGTTGAACAAGCTTTTGAACAAGATTTGCTACGTTCACGCTTTGGTTTTTATGGCGGAAAGAACGCTAACGCAACCCAATTAAATATGGCAAGACAGGGTACAACTACTGACCCTATGGATGCCGCTCGTGCCTCTATGACTGGTGCAAGCATGGGCTTAATGCCCGGACTTAAAAACTTTAGTTCTATTGCAAGTAGCGCAGCAGCAATTTCTAACCTTATGCCTGGTGTTGGTCTCCAAGGCGGTATGCAAGCAATGGGTGCGCTTAACCAAGGTAAAAATGTAAACATGCTTAAGATGATTGGCGTCAATGTGCGCGGCGCTGATGGCATGATGCGTCAATTCCAAGACATAGCTAAAGATTTATGGAAAGTATTAAATAGTCAAAAAGCTGGCTCTGGCAGCATCAGCAAAGAAGATATTTCGTTTTCTTTGCAGCCTGGCAATGCGCTTGATTCTATGATGAATCAGTATTTTGGCAATGATCCAATTCTTCGTCAAACAGTTATCTCTGAACTTATGCTTTTGGCTGGTACTGGCGGTAAGGGATCGCCTATGAATAAAAAAACCCTTGCTGATCAGGGCGCAACAACAAGCGCTGTTACCTCCATGAGCGATAGAAACGCAGCATCGCTTAACGCTACTCAAGCAGTTGCCCCTTCGGTCTTAAAAGGGTTTGAAACAGCAAACGACCTGTTAGCCACGGCAAGTAACAAACTTGCAGACGTTGCTAGGTCTGCGGGCCTTGTTGGTGATGCACTACGTAAAGCGCTAGAAGTTAAAGGATTTACAGACACCGTAGCTAGCTCTGGTAACGGAGCCGGTAGCATGCTGACATCCCTTCTTGCTGGTGGTGCTGGAGCGTTTGCTGGCAAAGCATTTAGCGGAATGAAAAATTTCTTTAAGGGAGGTCCTAACGGGGCTCCTAGTAAAGCATCTAGTTTATTTAAAGGTGTTGGCTCTAAAGCAATGAAACTGGGTGGTCGTGTCTTATCTGGTGCGGCTGTCTACGGTTCAATGGAGTGGTTGCAAAAGCAATTAAACAGAGCGGATGTTCCTGACTGGCTACGCACTGCTGGAAACGTAGCCTTTGACACCGCACAAGGTGGTTTAACGGCATTAGCCACAACTAAAAATCCATACGCGGCAATTGCTGGATCTGTTGCAGGTGGTGTTGGAGCGCTTGCTAACCCATACGGCGAAGAGGGTGACGGCTCAGATGGAGCAGACCCTTCTAGGGTAAACCCACTTAGCGGAGCATTAACGGTAACAAGTCCATTTAATGAAGTTCGACACATTACTTTTTCGGACGGATCAAAGAGCCCAACTTGGGGTAAAGCGCACGGTGGTGTAGACCTTCGTGCTGCTGAAGGAACAAACGTATTTGCTGCAAGCGACGGAGTGGTTGAAGGAACCCCATTTGATGGCGGTGGTTTTGGAAACTACATAAAGACGCTAAACCCAGATGGCACTGAGCATTTCTACGGTCACTTAGACAAAAAAATTGCTGCTGCAGGTAAAGCAGTTAAAGCCGGTGAACTTATTGGTCAAAGCGGTAAATCTGGTGGTGGGCCCGGTATGGGACCGCACCTTCACTTTGAAGTACGTAAGGGTGGAAACAAGTTAGACCCAATGCAGTACTTATCTAATGCTGCTGAAGCGGGAAACAACTCTGTTCCACCAGCTAAATCAAGCCTTACTATTAAAAAGGGCGCTGGCGAGTTAATTCTTCAGCCTATGGGTGGAGAAGGCCACACACCTGCTGCTGGATTTGGTCGTGGAGCTACCCATCAAGACACTGCGCAAACAGTAAATTACGGTGGAGTAACTATTAACTTCCATATGCCAAAAGAAGGATCAACGGATGTAAAATTAATTGCATCAGAATTGCGAAGAATTCTAAGTGATAGTTCAATCCGTGAGAAAGCGATGACAAAATAATGGCCTCTTATATGTATGTTGGTTCCACACTTCTTGCGATAACCCCTGCTCAAGCTGCGGCCGCTAAAAAAGCTAAAGATAAAGCCGATAAAGCCGCTGCCGCTGCAAAGAAAAAGAAAGCAGATGAAGACAAAAAAGCCAAGGCAAAATCTGATGCTGCGGATAAGGCTAGAAAAGCCAAAGAAAAAGCTGAGTTTGAAAAAAACAAACCTTCTACAGAACCAACCTTAGACTACAAGTGGAACCTACCTCCGCACATGTGGAGCTTGCCTGTAACACCAATTCAAGTTGAAGAAGACATGTACAAAGCCGACACAAACTTAGTGGGAGTACCAGAGACCTACCGCCGTGGTCGCATGTGGTGGTACGCAAATACCACTAACAACTTTATAACTAGCGATGGAAAAGAAAAACCTCAAACAAAGGGCTCTGATAGACGTTACGGTTTTCAATTTTTGTGGAACCCAGAAAGTTACACAACCTCTATTTCCCTAAATACGGACGTTACCCCAAGCGTTAACGATCGTTTCGTGGGTGTGGCTGGTGCGTTTCCCAGCGGAGAGACTATCTCTTTCAGCATCCGTCTAGATCGAACAAACGATTTTGCTTGTTTAAAAAACCTAATTAAAAAAGGCTATACCCTAGGAAACTACGAAGGACCTGTAGCTGACGATAAAAATCTAGTTGAGATGGTTCAGAAATACTATAACACTGGGTTTTTTAATAACCAGACGGCGGCAGAAAGAGGAAAACAACTAAAAAATTTACTAGATCTTGGAACTGTTGCTGACCTTGAGTACATCTATACCGCTGTAAACGGTCCGGGATGGAAAAACATTACTGGTCGTAAAACTGGCGACATCGGGTATTTGAGTGCAACTTTGTTAAGAATTGATATAGGACCACTGTCTTACATCGGCTACATTAACTCATTAAACGTAACCCATATCTCTTTTAGCCAAGACATGACCCCTATTCGTACCGACGTATCTATTGCAATGAACTTAATGGCATCTGCGGGTATACCGCCAGAGAAATCGGAGTCATAATGGGAATTTTTCAAGGATCACGCTACGAGTACTCAGTAATTGATTTTGTATCAGTTAAAGAAGACTCTGATTCAAATCCTATTGTTTTTTACGCTTTTGACGATTTGGGAAGCTTTAACTATTTAGAACACACGTATATTTTAGGCGAGCGCTTAGACACTATTGCTCATTTGTATTACCGCAGATCCGATCTTTGGTGGACTATTTTAGACCACAACCCAGAGATAACGGATCCGCAAAACATAAAGCCCGGAACTGTGCTTAGGATTCCTCGTGTTTAACTTTGTAAAGGTTGCGTTTCCTGCTGCAAATGTAACACCATCTCGCGTTTCTGACATGACCCTTTGGCAAGAGCGATACAAACATGAGTTTGGTTATTTTCAATTTCGTGATTCAGGTGTAGATTTTGATGATATTAGACCGGGAACCCCTATTGAGTTTACAATCAATGGTGACAACGGTACTCGTGATTACAACGCGTACGTGCACCACGTTGAGCCTGTAATAAGCCCAGGTGTAGATTTTGTAAGAGTTCATTTTATTGGTGCTTCTTATTACTTAAAACAAACCTCCCAACAAGTTTACAAAAAATTAACCGCTGATCAAATTGTTGTAAAAATTGCTAAAAGGAACAACTTTTCTTACAGCGCTGAGCCACACCCACGTGTGTACGATCAAGTTTCACAGGCTGGTCTAACCGATATGGAAATGATGCAAAAATTAGCCAAACAATGTGGGTACTCTTTACGCATTACAAACTCAGAAATTCATTTTCAACCTGTGACAAAGTTGTTTGACCAAGA